TAAAAATAGCAGGATCCATGCCATGATCCATTGTCATACCAGGAGTAACTAAAAATCCATTTAGCTCCAAATGACCCATAACAATTTCAGCACTAGTATCATTAATCAACCTCATTGTCTCTTCCATGTTAGAAGAGTTAATCCAAGGAAGCATAAGAATCTTAGTGCCATCAATCATTACTGTCTCTGGGCGAGAGTAGATTTCAATATTACTAAAATCTTTCAGCAGCAAATCGGGTGAGTTAATCTCGTTGGTATTCTTATAATAGGTACAGTGATTGCCAAGAATCATGTGAACGAAGATACCCATGTCTTCAAGGCGTTGAAAATAATGTTGACGCACCCTGCTCCAAACATTAAAATCAATCCCCTTACGATTATCAAACGTATCACCAAGATCAATAATAGTTCTGATTCCGTGTTTTTCGAGAGTGGGGAAGAAGATGTCGTCGTAGAATTTTTTGAAGTATTCCCAAAACGCAACACTGCCTTTTCTCCCATCTAAATGTTGGTCTGTAATCAATGCTACTGTCATCGTTTAGATCTCATCTCAAGAGTTTCTTTAATACTATTCATATCAGAATAACTGCTATTATAACCAGCCATGTCACCACTGTAACTGTCTGTATATAATACCTCATCAAATCCTGATTTTTCTAAGATTTTAGCTTTAATTTCTAATTGTTTTTTTTCTTTAGAAATACGGCGAAGAAAAGCAAAGTAAATAATTTGAGTAAAATAAGCAAAAGGATTAGTTGATTTACTCGGATCAAAGTTGTGAATGTATTGTAAACAATTTTCAATGCCATCACATATCATATCTTCTCTAAACATGTAGTTAACAAAGTTTGGTTTATATGATAGATGAGTAGCAATCTTAAGAAAACACTCCCCAATATAAGGTGGCACACGAGGTTTTGATTTTCCCTCTTGCTCCGCCAAAAGGATTTGTTTGCGATAAATCATTAACGCATCAAGAAAATCTCTATTGTTAACGTAATTTTCTGTTTTCCTTTTTGCCATTTTGCTAATATCCTTTGTGCATATTGTAACACAAAATTATGGAGTTTGCAAGGGGCTTGACAACCCCGTATAATCCGTGTATAATTAGCGATGTCGCGCTTCAAAGATATATTAGCTTTTATTAAATATATCTTCTAAAGACTTACGAGCTTCTTTAATTGATGCTAGATAACCTTTTTGATTTTTAACATCTACTTTGGTAGATGCATCATTTCCGTTTTCTTTTAGTAAAGCTCTTTCATAAAATTTTTGAATTTTAGAATCTAATTCAGTAATTGTTATAATGTGGTCTTTTTTTATAACAAACATTTCGTCATAGGTTGCTGCTATCCAAGTTTCAAAAGTAAAACCTTTGACCGCTGATCTACCTCGTTTCATTTCAACGGTATTTACTAATCGAGGATTTTCAATAATTAAAACATCTTCGTCTGCATCGTACGAAACTTTAGCTACTATTTCTTCACCTGACATTAATTTAATTGATGCATAGAATTCTTCTTCCATAATTATCCTATGTTAATTTTTATAATTTCATACTTAAAATTTTCTTCTTGATAAATTTTAATTCTTTCTTCTAAATGTTTTAGAGTATAATTTTTATGGGGTTTTTCTGAGATATCATCAGCAATGTCATAAAGAGTTGCTAATTCTTTTCCTTCTCCTTTACGGAGGACTCTGCCAATAGATTGTAAATTTCTTACTCTTGATTTAGATGGAGAGGCAAACACAATGTTGTGTAGATTTTTAATGTTGATGCCAGTGCTAAATGTACCGTAAGAAGCAATGATAACAGCGTTTTTTTCTCGCTCAGTAATACTTCTAATTTCTTCTCTTTCTTCGGTATCCACTCCACCGTAAACAAAAAATACCTTTCGGTCTTTTCCTATGCTATTATTTATGCTCTCGTATAATGGCATACCATGACGCTCAACATAGTTGAATAGCACTAGAGTATTTCCTTTTAAATCTTTTACAAGATTTTTAATTAAGTTATTTCTTTTTTTATGTGCAACTAAGTAATCAATCTCTTCTTGATATGAAAAAAACATCTGAGGTTCGTGTTTAAGAAGAAGAATTTTAATTTGAAATTCTGATAAGTGTCCTTCTTTAATTAACTTATCTGTTTTAGTTACTTGAGCACAAGGTCCAAACAATCCTTCAAGCACCCATTTGTGAGTAGCAGATCCATCAAGTGTGCCAGTAAATCCAAACCGATACTTAGCTTGATGTAACTTAGTCATAATGCCAGTTAAAGATTTTGATTTAAACTGGTGTGCTTCATCGCCAATTACACAATCAAAATCATCAAAGTATCTTTTGGGAAACTTATAGATGGATTGCCAAGTAGAAATAACAACATGTTTATCGGTATTTTTATCTTTACCTCCATAGATTTTGTGGCAATACTCTTCCACATTCCAACCATAATCTGCAAAGTCAGAATACATTTGCTCTACCAAAGATGTCGTAGGCACGATAATAAGAATACGTTTATTGTTGCTGACATAATATCTAACAAGAGAATAAATCATCAAAGATTTCCCAGATGCTGTAGGAGACAACAAAAGTTTTCTGTGATTTTTTAATGCTTCGTAAACTGCTTTATATTGATAATCTCTTGGTTTATGTTTAACGCAAATTTTATTCATAAAGTATTTGACACCTTCTAAAGATATCAGCAAGTCTTTGTCGTCTACATGACCATAAAATTTATTGTCCTCAAAAGATAATTGGTAGTTTTTAAAAGATGCCCATTCTCTTAAATGGTCTGTGAGACCACAATATAATTCTCCAGTGCCAGGAGAATACAAACGAATTTTTCCATCCCACATTTTGTTACGATAGAGTGGCATGAATTTAGCGTTAGGAACATCAAACGTAAAATAGTCTGATAACTCCATGTGTATTCCTGGCTCGGTAGTTATTTGCAGGAATACTTCATTCTTCTTTTTTACTACCAATTTCATTAGGTGCTACCATTAATAAATTTCTCCCACTCGATAGCGTTTTTAATTTGGAAACTTCTATTGGATATCATCTTAAGAATATTATCCAAAAAGTAGAGTGCCTTACTAATAAACTCTATCTTCATTTCAATGTTAATCAAATCCTCATCCGCCTCAAGATATACTTTCATCTTCTCGGATGTTTTAATGGATTGTCCAAAAGGTTTTTCTTTATAAACTTCGGGGTCTGCTTCTCCTTGATAGTATTCTCTTTTTTGTTTTAACTTCATACGATACTGGAATTCCAGTGCTGTCTTTTCTGTGGAGAAATCGTTGTAGAAGTTTAAATATTTATTGTGCTGGTAAGGAATGTCTAATGAGATCTGTGCAAGATCTGCTGAGTATTGTTTGTTTTTGAATTGGAAGTCAATCTTTGAATCTTCTTCCCATTCTGATCTAACATGATTAAAGAGGGTTTTCAAGTCATCAAATTTCATAAATTAAATCCTTCTATTATTTTTATTATTAAAAGTATATCGAGTAAATTTAAATGTAACTGATGCCGTTAAATAATCTACTTGTTCATCCTCAACATTAAAATTTAATTCTGATAAATCAACAGGAAAAATATTTTCAAAAATTACATTTATGTTTGGAATAAAACTACTATTTAAAATTTGTAATTGGGCATTTGAATATTCTACTTCTGGAGCACCTTCTTCTGCCATATTATTTTTAGTAATCCATTTCCATACAGAGATATAATTTTTTAGATCTTCATCAACCATAAATTTTAAAGAAAGATCTCCAAATCTTACACCGCCAGATGCTGGTAAAGGAATACCTCTAAATCTTGTTGGTGCTTCTGCAAAACCAACACTTATATCAGGAAGATTTGCGGACTGACAAAAAAAGTCTACTCCAGGAAAAATATCTAAATTCATTTTAAATCCAGCTGGTGCCAAAAAATTTCTGTTACCTGGCTGGTCAAGATACCATCTTGCCTTTGTACTTTTATCAGTTGCCATAGTGTTTTATTTTTATTTAGGCACATAAAAAAACCCCCTTTCGGGGGTTTGAGTAAAATGACCTAATAAATCAGGTAAGGTTGATAACCTTAACTCTTCTGTAATACTGGTTGGTATTAGCAGTGAGTGTTTGACCGTCAGGAGTAGCACCAGCGATACCGTTTGTATTCGTTGTTGAAACGAATGGATTGCTGACCATACCGTAACGTGTCTTGAATCCAATCTTAGGTTGGAACGTATCAGGATTGATAGAACGAACCATTTGGAGAGGAACGTATGGGCAATAGAAGAGACCAGCATCATAAGGTGATGTGCCCTTGTAACCCATGACGTAGTAGTGCTTAGCAGCTTGTGACTGACTATAGATAGGAGCACCGAATGGATCGATGTAAACACGGATACCACCCTGAAGAACACCAGCAAATACGTTACCAGTGTCATCAACATTAAGGGTTGTGTTGAGAGCAGGAGCGTAATCAAGCATACCAGCCATGCTCATTGCCGAAGCAACGTCAGAGGAGCAAATCATGAAGTTGCCCTTACCTCTGCGGGTGAGTTGACCGATAGCGTTTGCATCACGCTGAATCTGGAACAGAAGACCCTTGAACTTCTCTGCCATCCAACGACCGTTTGAATCGATATCAAGGTCGAAAGTACCTTGAGTAGCAACGTCGTTCTGAGCACCAGGAAGTGCAACAGTGTAGACGGTACGGATGATTTCACGGTTGATCTCAGCGAGGATCTCGCTTGAGAGTAGGTTGGCGAGCTCTTGCTCAGCATCAAGACCGTGGATTGCCTTAAGGTCTTGTGCTAGTTCCAAGGTGTATTCTGCCTTGAGAGCACGAGTCTTAGCGGTTACCGAGGTCTTTTCGATGCTGAATGACATCTCACGGAACAGGGTTCCAGCTTCACCGAGAACTTCAGAATTTTCTCTGGTTAGCGAAGTTGTTCCACGCTCATAGGTTCCAGGTGAACTGTCATTAAGAACAGCAGGGTTATTACCTTCTGCGTCACCACCAACACCAGAAGTGTTGCGGACATTGTAGGCACCAACTGTTGCATCAGAACCACCAGAGAATCCTGCATCTGGTTCGTAGTAGAGAGCCTCAGCGCCGCCTTGGTTCTCGTAACGAGCACGCATTGCGAAGATAAGACCAGTAGGACCGCTCATTGGTTGAACGCCAGCGATGTCATAAGCGACAAGGTTAGGCATTGAACGGCGGATTAGGCTGATTAGGATTGGATCGAAACCAGCAAGACCAGCAGTGTTGGTCGATGATAGAGCTGAACCAGCAGGTGAAATAGTACCAGCGCCCAGTGCGTTTACTGGCAATGCTTCGTTGAGCATTCCATGCTCTTCGCGGATTGCACGCTCTTGATTTTCTAGCAGGGTAGCGACAACTTTTCTACGATATGGATCAGCAATTTCTGGAAGATCCTTATGACCTAGAACAGGTGCCCATTTTTCCTGCAAAATTCTTAGATCAGACATTTTGCTTTTACTCCTTTGAGTTGTTTGGGTTATTGTTTAAATCAGTTGTTCCAACGTGAGATCGCTTGAAGATATGCAGCCATTGCTGGTGACACGTCTTCAGTTGATTGTTCACCTGAAACTTGGGGGGTTACTTGCTCATTTACTACATGCTTAGGGAAGTAGCTGCTAATGAGAGTTGCGACTTTGTTCTTGAAGTCTTCTTCAGAAACAAATTCTACTCCTTCAGCAAGAGAAGCAAGTTTTTCTCTTTGAGTATCGACAAGACCATCACTCATATAAGAGAGAATAGCTTGTTTTTGATAACCAGCGAGTTTATGATTAAGATCAATATTACGCTCAACCTGTTCGGTAAGGCGACTTTCCATTTCACAAAGCTCCTCAGTCATTGCTTCAACAGCATCAACTTTCTCTGCAGGGAGATTGAGGTAGTTTTCTTCAAAAACTTTTTTGAGACCATCCATGAACTCTTCTGCGATCTCAAGTTTGAGACCTGCATCGAGTGCAACTTGGTTCTCTTCTACCCAAGTAGAGATTGCATAGTTGAGTGTTGCATCAACTTTTTCTGCAAGAGTTGCAATTTCTTCTTGTAGTTTAGTGGAAAACTGCTCTTCAAGAGAAGAAGCGATAGCAAGAACTTGCTCCTCGATTCTTGACTTAACAGCAGCTTCGAAGATTGTAGTTGCTTTTGCTTTGAAATCTTCGGAGAATTCTCCACCTTCGGTAAGGGCAGCAACATCTTCCGCAGCGGAATAATTGATTGCTTCCATACCAAAAACTTTTACATTGTTGGGACCATTCTCTACGCCATATCCAGATGACTTAATTGAAAATGCTGACTCAACACCTTTGGGAGTGGTTTGAGCATCTGCAACTTTCTTATTGTGCTTAGCAGCTTTTGCTCCAGGATTATCTTCACCCTCAGGAGATTCAAAATCTGAACCACCATTATCTTCTTCTGATTGCCCAGGAACAAGAGAAGTAGGAAGTGTAAATCCACTATCTTTCCCGCCACCTCTAGTTTGAGCATCACCAACTTGACCAGTTACAGGATGCATGTATTGACCGATACCAGATGATTGATTAGGAACAATTGCGGGCGTGAGCGCACTTGTGCCAACTTCTGACTCAGTTACAAGCTCCTCAAACTTTTCGTTTAAGTTATCTGACATTTGAGATTCCTCGTAATACTTACTATATGTTTATTCTATGATTATTTATGAAATTATAAACTTTGTAAGAAGTGGTTAAAAGCTTTTAACGACCTCTCTTCAATATTTTTTCTGGTTGATTCAGAAATATATCTTTGGTATTTAGCAACATTAACTTCTTTTATGATACCATTTTCCCAAATCCACTCTTTTCCTTCCATAATTCCGTTTACAAATGCATCAGGTGCGGAAGGATCTGCAACAATATCAGCAGCAGTAGCAAGCATGAAATCATCACGAACATAATTAGCTCCATTCTTTTCTTCAATAGAACCCATACCTCTTGAAGAAACACCAAGTTTCACTCCTGATTCTAAAAGTGACTTAGCAATATTTCCCATTGGTGTATTTAAAATTTGTGCTTTGCCAACAAAATTTGTTCCTTCTGATTTTAAAGAAACAATTTTATGGGATACACGATCTAAATTTACAGTAGGACCATCGGGATGACCCAGTTCACCAAGAGCACGACCAACATTTACATATTGCTCATTGTATCTGCCAACTTCGCGCTCAAGAACGCTAAATGGATAGACACGACCATTACGATTTTTAATATCACCTTGAAGGAATACACCTTCGATGTGCAGGATTTTTTTGCCGTTTGATTCTTCTTCGAGGATTTGAATATCCTCAATACTCTCGGTGATTAGTTTCATTGGTCTGTTTCCTCTGATGGGGTTTCTTCTACCTCCTCTTCAGGAGTTTCTGGTTCATCAAAGAAAGATTGTGCAACAACTTGCTTATAATCTTTCATTGCTTCCGCTGCTTTTCCATAAAGGAGATCAGCGATTTTATCGAGTGCTTGAACTCGATTGCCGTCACGGACGGCATTAACTACTTCAAAAGTGTCCATGTAATTTACCTATAATAAATTATTTATTTTTCTGATGTTTTAGGTTTTGGTGAAGCAACTGGTGCAGCTGGTGCAGGTGGTGGTGGCGGCAATGCTCCGACTTCCAAACTTGCTGCGTTCATTAGATTTGTGTGAATAGGATCAGGAATCTTACCTTCCGCAATTTCATTTTCCATTTGCTTAGAAATTTCTTCGTACTCAGTATCGTTTTGCATGAGAACTTGTTTTCTAACATACTCGATTGAGTAATACTTTCCTAAGAAAGGATCAAGAGCAGTTGCAACTTGTAAACGATTGCCCATCAATTCCGCTTGCTTAAGTTCTTCAAAATGATTATCAAATTGAAAATCATATTGAATATGTTCTTGCATTTCTTCCCAATCTTCTGGAGCAATAACTCCTTTTAGAATGAGTTGAGTTTTAAGCATGTCATGGAATAGTGCGCTAAACTTCTTACGAAGGCGCCCAATCCATTTAGAGAACTTAAGTTCATCACGAAGAATCTCAGATGAACGACCAAGCGAGAATCCTTGGTTGGCATCATCTAAACGCGATGGAGGAAGGTTAAGTGAGTTATAAAGTTTCTTTTTAAAATACTCTACGTCTTTGAGTTCCCCAAGATTTTGCCCACCAGGGAGAGTAGTAATTTCCGTTCCTCTACCACCCTCACGACGAGGGAGCCAAAAGTCCTCAAGCATCGACATATGCTTTTTATCATCACGAATCTCTCCTGTCTGTGCGTCATAAACAAGTTTATTTCTGTAACGCGCCATTACCTCTCTGAGGTATTGTTCTGCTTTTACCTTAGGAAGATTACCTACGTCAATGTAGAAGATTCTTCTTTCTGGTGCGCGTGATAGTCTGTAGATAACCAGGGCATCTTCAATCATGCGAAGCTGGTTAAGTGATTTGATTGCTTTGTGTAGGAAACTCAAGACCATTTTTTTGTTGAGGTCTTGAATACCAGATTGAATATAAGTGATTGAATCATTTGCAATCTTGACGCCACTTGTTGCATTGTTAACGTCAAAAGTTGAACTGATGAATCCCTTAGGATTATACATGTAGTATTCTACATAATTTCCAAAATCATATGCAAGTGCATTTGAAGGATCCGCTGTATTCGCTGATAATACTTGCGCTAGTCTTGGATCTTTGTTTTGTACTCTTACTTTTTTAATTTTAAGGGGGTCGATGTATCTTAGTTCTGTAATGCCAGATTTTGGATTTGCAAGATCAATAACTTTGTGGTAGTATATACGACCATCGATATACCAAGTTCTAAAAATTTCATGTGCTCTGGTATCAAAATGCAGAAGGCGCAGAAGATATTGAAACTCTTCACGAATTTTCTTTTTAATTGATTCGCTTACTTCTAAATTTGATAATTCTATTTGAACAGGAGTGTCATCTAAACTTGAGTTAATTGCTTCATTAACAATTTCATCAATTGCAGAGTCAACTTCTGGATGCATAGACATATCACGATAACGCCTGATGAGATCAAACTCATTACGTGCTACGCCATCAATATCTACATATGAACCAAAATAACCACCAGCTACGGTGGTTACTGCATCATCTGCTGAAGGAGGAATTGGTGATTGTCCTTTCAATTCCTCCTGTTTACTTTTAATTGAAAATCCAAAAAGTTGACTCATATTTAAATTGTCTCACTAACTTATAATCTATTTATCTTACAGAATTCCACCGTTTGCGCCACGACCTACATTTTCCACGGTCCAATATTGTAATTGAAATTCAACTGTGAAATCTTCAATCTGATCATTGCTATCATAAGCAAGATCAATCTGAGAAATATTAGTTGGGAAAACATCCCATAATTTATATTGTCTTATAGTACCAGCGGTTGCACTGTTATCTCTTTCCAATTGCTTGACAATAATGTTTCCAGTGTACCCAGTTGATACTTCAGGTACAATGGCAAGAGCAGTATTATCTTCGTGCTTGTTAATATTCTCCATCCACTTTTCCATAAACTGACGAATCTTGAAGTCTTTGTCATTAATGAAAGTTGCTGTCCAAGTATCAAATGTTCTATCTCCAGCAATTTTTACAACTCTTCCTCTAAATGGAACTTCAATAACACCCAAGTTTGATGCAGGAAGAGCAGCAGACTTACAAAGAATATTGACTAAATCTAAGTCAGTAGATGCGGGAGCTCCTGCGGTTGGAAATTGAAACTCACACAGGAACATATTGGGCCTTATGCCCTGTTGAATTCTATCTAAAAATTCAGAAACTTTACTGTTGATTGGCATTTCTTTTTACCTCGTAAATAGTTTTAAATTAAAATTATGCGTTGGTTCTAATTACTTCAGAAAAATCAACGCCAGATCTTGTAGCAACAAAAGTAACTGTAATGTAGTTAATTGAACGAGTTGGTTTAATATAAATGTCAGCAACAAATTCATTTCTATCAATTACATCTGGTGTATTATTTGAAGCGTCACAAACTACAAGGAAGTCTGTAACTCCTCTTTTTGATTGAACTTCATAAAGATAAGAACTTGCTGCGGAATAGAAAGCGGTTCTTGTTGATTCATCATTTTGTTCGAATAAAACAGTTTTAGCAAGACCACCAATTCTTTTTTCAATAGCAAGGAATAGACGACGAACATTGATTCTATCAAAAGCACTTGGAGTGCTAAGAGCAGTTTTATCACCAAATAAAACTGTTCCTTGCCCAGGGAAAGTTGCAATTGGATTTATTCTCTTAAGATAGAGACTATCTCTATCGTTTTTCCCAGGAGAATATGCAAGTTTAACGACGTTCTTAAGATTTCCTCTATTAAGTCCAGCAGGTGAAAACCAATCTTCAGCATTAGCAGAAACATCTACACAAATGCCAGCAACATCACCGCAGCAAGGAATAAAACGATAAGTATCATTGTACTTATCATAAACATATTTGTAACCACTATCAAATACTGTGTATGAATTGCTTGATCCTACTGTATCAAAGAAAGTAATAATATCATCTCTTTTTGCCGAAGGAGTTGACAGTGTAAGTAATCCATTGTGAGGAGAAACAAAAGCAATACAATCTTTTCTTGATGTAGCAAGAGCGATTGCTTTTTGTGCCTTAGTTACTTGATCTGCTTCTACTGCAAGACTTCCGCCAGTAATGATAAAATCAATATTCAGTTCTTCTGAATTATCAAAAAGATCAAAAGCAGCTGTGATATTAGATACGGTAGTGGTATAAGCATCTACACCACCACTAAGACTGACATCTGTCTCACCTGCAGCTACATTTTCAGGACCAGCGTAAATAAGCTTAGAACGATTATTGATTACGTTCTTATAGAAAATTGACCCGCCTTGAGAATCTTTAGCAGTTGCCAGTCTTGAAACATAAAGGTATGTTTCTAAAATATTGTTGTTTGCATCTAAAACTGCAATATGCAGATCATCAGATCCGCCTGGATCAAGTGCAATTGTACTCCAAAGAGTTGTACCATAAATTGTGGCAGTAGCATAATTGGCAACACCGCCGTCTACAATCGCAATCTTGAGTCCATTTGCCCAAGTACCAGCAGTTCTTGCTGCAAATTGCCAATCATATGTGCTGAAAGCTGTTTGGAATGCAGTGAGTGATGGAATTGCTACAGCAGTTGCTGCGGTGCTATCAACTGCATTTTTAAGCGCAGGATCTGCTACACGAGCAATTTTTAGTCTTCCACCGTATGAAAGAAAGGTTTGTGCTGTAAACCAATCTTCATAATTATTATTATTTGGAGCACCAAATGTTTCCAACAATTCTTTTTCGGAACTAATATCAACGATAGATCCTATTGGACCTTGTGCAAAACTACCAACCATAGCAGCAGTAGTTGCTTGAGTATTAACAATGGTTTGAGTAGTTAAATCACGCTCTCTTAGAATAATTCCAGGTGATACTTGACCAGACATGTGTTTTTCCTCGTGAAAATTAATTCATTTTAATCTACAAATATTTATTATTTTGCACTTTTCAAATGGGGAAACAATGCATGAACACTTTACCAGTCAGGATACTCCCATGTAAAATGCTGTACCTTCTTTTTACTGCGGCTTGATTGCACTCTTTTCATAGTACAATCTTTACATTCATAAGAATATGCAGATGGAAGATATTTTTTTGTTCGACGAATTACATAAAAGTCTGACATAAGATCTTTTGTCTCCCCACAGGTTCTGCATGTTCTTTCTCGAAACAGTAAATGCTCTAAAGAAATTTGATCTTCTAAGTCGTCCATTAAAAACGTACCATGTATTCTACATCTGCATATGGATTTCCATAACCATCTGTGTACCAAATATTTCCATCATCATCTACAAATTTTTCTTCGCTATCAGTGATTCCATCCGATATGAATCCAAAAGGTGCCATGTCTTGTTCGATTTGATTCTTCTGTTCTTCGTAGATTCTCTTACGAACATCATTATCAGTCATCTCCCTAAAGTAAGGTTGAACTGCCAACCAAGCAAAGATAACCAAACACATAACTAAATCATCATTATATCCTTCATCTGCTTCAAAAGATTGATTCTTTTGAATGAATGTTGTAAGCTCACTAATAATTTCGTAGTCAGGAATAAGCAACTTATCATCTTCAATTAATGTTTTAAGATTAGAGCATCCAACTTTTTTAGTTACCTTAGACATCTTCAAACCTAATTGAGATTTGGTGCCAGAAAATCCTTGCCCCACAATCTGCCCAGCACGACCTCTCATCGCACACATCAGAATATTTGGATACTCTAAATCGTAATGAAGAATATTACCTATTTGTTCTCCAATATCATTTACTTCGATTAATATATAACATTTATTATAATTGATAGCAACTTGATCAATAATATTTGGAAATAAAATTGGTTTAATTTCGTTGTTTCGATACTTAGCAACTACCTTCCATGGTAAAGTAGTAACATCAAAAACAACAAAAGCGGAGAAGTCGTTATTTGTACCGCGAGATACATCAACTGTCATGATATAATCATGATCATTTTTAACTTCTTCGTATATTTTTAATCCCTTGCTATTATCTTGAATGGGATCTTCATAAACCATTGAGCGAAGTTTAGATGCAGAAATTAAAGTATCGACAGATCCTAAGAACTCACATTCAAACTCTTGTGTAAACTGCCTCTCTGAAGTGTTTCTAATCGTCTCATCTTTCCATGCTTGATCTCTACCAGGGACAGCACTCCAATGAACTTCAAGTGGTACATAACCGTTCCTGCCACGCTCTGCATCGTGCCAGAGCTTGTAGAACATGTTCATACCCTGTGGGGTAGAAATAATAATAACTTTTGTTGTTTTACCAGATGAGATAGTAGGATACACAGAGCTGAAAAACTGCTCTGCCATGTGGTTAGGAACGAACGCAAACTCGTCAAGGAAGATAATGTTGAAAGAGTTACCTCGAACAGCTGATGATGAAGTAGATGCTGCTATAATCTTAGAACCATTATCCAGTTCCATCGAACCTTTGTTCCATGCTATAATACCTTGCTGCATCCACTTGGGTAGATTCTCATATGCTAACTGCAAACGTGATAGAAGTTCTCTTGACGTTTCTGCTTTGTTTGCAAGAATAGCAATCTTGGTGTTGTCATTGAAGACAGCATAATGCAACAGATAGGAAATAACTGTTGTCGATTTTCCTGTCTGTCTTGGAAGTTTGGCAATATTAAATCTGTTATTATGAAAATTTTTAATTAATTGTTCTTGAAAATCATACAATTCAAATGGAACAAGACCTTCATCCAGCGAGATAATCTTTACATAGTTTCTTGCAAAATAAACTGGATTATCTTTACATTTAATAAACTCTTCAACTTGTTTTTTTGTAAAATTAATAGCGGTATTCGCTTTTTTTAAATTAGGATTACCAAGATATACTGCATCACTCATTTGTTTTTTCTAAATTTTTCGTCAATACTCCTAATGTATTTAACCTTTTTTTCCACCCGTCACCTTTTGTTGTTCCTTTTGCTGGGTTAATACATGTATCATCGCCTATTCTTTCGTTATCACAAACTAAACTAGCAAGCTCTGTCTCGTTGCCTTTCTTGGTAGTGCCAGACCAAAAATGCTGACCACCAATCCAGCAAGCCCCGCATTTAGGGCAAGTTTTTGTTTGCATAT